GAACAACGGTGTCCTGCAGCAGTATGCAGCACCATTGATCCTGTACGGTGCACCAAATAATCTGTTCTGTGCAGACTTCGTCGGCAATCCTTCCATCAACTTTATTGAAGGAAAGGGTTCACAGCAGACAGACGGCACCATTGCTCTGAGTGTCCTGAACGGCAAGAAGGCAGTCTTTACACCGAGCAGACCGCTGAACATGAATGAATGGTTTGCAAAGCGTGATGAAGATGCGGAAGCTGCTAAAGAAGCTGAAGCAGAGCTCTTGAAGGAAAAGGGCAGTGTTGAAAAAGAAAACAAAGATGAAGTATTTGAATACCACATTGCCAAAGTTGATGAAGAAGACTTCACACTGAAGGAGAAGGTCGCTGTTACAAATGAAGACTTTGTTCTTGCTATCCGTCCGGAAAAAATCAAAGTCACACCGCAGGGAAAGCTGGATGCACATGTCAACGGCTCCATGCCGACAGGTATGGAATCAACCCTCAAGCTGAACGTGAACGGCTTCCTGCTGACTTCGGTAGTCTTCGGCTCCTTCGCTTATGTGATTGGGGACGAGATCCATATCGACATCGATGAAGATGGAATTCTTCTGTATGACCGTAAGTCAGGCAAACTGATTGCTTCGGGAACAGTATATCTGAGAGACTAATCTATATAACATTCAAGTGAAAATGATCATTGACGAATGATTGGAAAAGAGAAGATTGATTTCTTCTTTTTTCTTTTTCCCGAAATTATATTCGCCTATTTCACATACGGCTACAGTTACTAATAATACAATCATGTTTTCTATGAACTAGTGATTGTAATACTTTTTCTTTATGATGATCCATTTGTTACTACTAATAACATTGTATCAACAATACTCAAAAACAGACATGCTATTGTGAAACAACAGAATAAAAAAGCCTGCACTTTCTGAGTGCAGGAAATATCTAATTTCAATGATATTTATAAAGTTTCTTCGATTTCAAGTCCTGTTTTGAACTCTACTACAATACTGTGATTGTTGACTTCTACTCGATGTACTAGCTTTCGAATCAGGGAGTCATCATACGCAAGATCATCATTGATATGCTCAGTCAGAAATTGCTGGATTTCTTGGACTCGCTTTAAATATTCATCCTGAGTTGCCTTCTGCCCGAATGTCTTGTCTTTGATTCCCTTAAGCCTTCTGATTTCCTCGGCTAGATCTTCATAATCCTTGCCGATATTGATGCACCTTACCAATTGATCCTGCAGTTCCTTCAACCTTGAATCACATGTCTCTATGTCGTCACCAATGACATCATTGATATTTTGCTTCAATTTTTCAATAATTTGGTTCTGCGAGCCAAAGCCCTTCATTATTGCCTTAACAATGGCAGCATGAAGATCTTCTTCATGGATTGTTGGTGATAGACAAGCACCGTTACCTTTTTGCACCCTTGTTCTACATCTCCAAACTGGCACCTTTCGACCATTTTCGTTCCATACAATTCTGCGATACGGTGCACCACATTCACTACAGACCAGCACGCCGGTCAATGCATATTTGCAGCAGTAACCTGCATGAACATTTTGCTCATCTATCAAATTGTTTCTTCTTCTATTTTCTGCCTGGACCGCATGATAGATTTCTTTGGATATGATAGCTTCATGATTATTTTCTATATAATACTGTGGAACCGCGCCATCGTTTTTGATACGTTTTTTTGACAAAACATCGGTTGAATAAGTTTTCTGTAGCAGGGCGTCACCCATGTATTTTTCATTCATGAGAATCTGCCGGATATTGGAATCCCACCATCTCTTTTTTCCCGAGCCATTTGGAATTCCATCCTTTTCCAGTCCTTTTGCAATGGAAACGTAACTTTTTCCTTCCAAATACTCTCGGTAAATTCTTTTGACCACCTTAGCCTGTTCTGGATCAATGATCAGTTTCCCATTCTCGTCTTTTGTGTACCCAAGGAACCATTTTGTATTGATCTGTACCTTACCCTGTTGGTAGCGGAACTGAAGTCCCAACTTCACATTTTTTGAAAGTGATTCACTCTCCTGCTGGGCAAGGGACGCCATGATTGTGATCAAAACTTCTCCCTTTGCATCCAAAGTATTGATATTCTCCTTCTCGAATATAACTGGGATGTTTTTTTCTTTGAGCTGCCGGATATATTTCAGACAATCAATCGTATTTCTGGCAAACCGGCTGATGCTCTTAGTGATGACCATATCGATCTTCCCAGCCATGCAATCATCGATCATTCGAAGAAACTCTTCTCTTTTCTTTGTGCCTGTGCCGGAAACACCATCATCTGCATAGATGCCAACAAATTCCCATGTTGAGTTTTTGGAAATATACTCCTTGTAATGAACTACCTGAGTATCATAACTGGTAGCTTGTTCTTCCGTATCCGTTGACACCCTGCAATAGGCTGCTACCCTCAGCTTTTTTACTTCAGCCTTTGTAACAGTGTTCCCATACTTCTTAATAGCCGGGATGACCATTATATTCTTTCTCATTTCCATAAATCATCACTCCTTTTCTTTTATTAATGAATAAATATACTGAGCCTGGGCATATGGATCATCCAAATGCTGCACGATTGGTTCCATTTCAAAGTCAACACAAACTTTTGTCGGTTTTACCGACAATGTGGATTGGCTACTATGCCGTTTTCGATCCTGGTGAGCCTTCTGAACCTGATCAAAGATTTCATTATTAATGAGGGGAGGATAAAAATCTGTGCCAAGGTACCTCTTGTCCGCCAGCAAATTCAACATCCCACTAGGATTACGCTTAATGCCAAGTTTGTTTGAAATTGCTTGTAATGAATCACCGTTTAGATAGAATTTGAAGGCTTGTTGCAGGGCTTTCGATTCGTTTTTATCAGTCACTGCCAATCCGTTCTCAATTCGATATCCGTATGGTATTATTCTCATTTCAAGCTCGCCACCTCTCTGAAGATCAATCCACATGCAAATTCAAAGCCAAACTCCTCTCTGGAGTAGATATGCACAGTTTTGACGCATTCTGTGAATAACTCATCGTCAAACTCAACGGTCACTTTTTTCTGTCGGATTCTTTTTAGCAACGCGCCGCCTCCGGAGATCCCGCGGTTTTTTTGTTGAGGCTGATCGATAAGAATTTCCTTTTTTCTTGTTAATTCAGTACGTTCAGCCGACAGTTGATTCAAGGCCTGCTGATATTTCACAGGATCTAACAATCCGTCGGCCACAAGAGTGGCCAGCTTCTGAGTTTTATTAGAATTATCATTCAGTGCTCGTTCGATACTTTCAACGATTCGCTGAGCCTCATCACCATCACACTCGCGTTCCGCTTTTACAAAAGGAATTAAGAGGTCATTCTTACTGACGATCAGTTTATTCACTACTGTTGTGAAAGCACTCTTAATCGCCTCCTCTGGAATACCCTTCATTGAGCACTTTTCTGTATTACTTAGATGCGTAACACAGGTCCAGAGAACACATTTCTCTCTATTACGTCCAGTGATGATTCTTCGCTTTAGATGCGCTCCGCACTCCGCACAGGTCAGTTTTCCGGTAAAGGTATATCTCTCTTGATAATTGATATGCTCAGCATCAATACCCTTTTCTTTTCTGTGCAGTACAAGCAGCTCTTGTGCTTTATCAAACTGTTCTCTGGTAATAATTGCTGGATGATGATTGTTGTGTAAATACTGATCGCGAGATCCTCGATTCGTATGGCGTTTGAAGTTATCATCCGTGAATGTTTTCTGGTAAAGCGCCTCACCAACGTAACGCTCATTCTGCAACATCCCTCGTACGGTCGTTTCGCCCCAATGATCCGTTCGCTTGGATGGTATTTTTTTGTCATTCAGTTCTTTAGTAATCTTCTCAATTCCTTTGCCGGAGCATGCTTCATCGAAAATGAATTTAACTACTGGTGCTGTATCTTCATCAATCACCAATTCTCGATCTTTCTTTGTATATCCATACGGTGCCATGCTTTGTTTATAGGTCCCGTTCATGAATCTCCTCTTAATACTCCACTTCTCATTTTCGGAGATTGATACAAGTTCACTTTCGGCCAAACTACTGAGCACCGACAGCATGAACTCATCGCTTTCTTTGAGTGTATTGATATTCTCTCGTTCAAAGAAAATACCGATGTTTCTTGCATTCAGGTCTCTGATGATGGAAAGGTAATCTGTCACATTTCTACTTAACCGTGAAATACTTTTTACTTGAACAAGGTCGATTTTTCCTTGTTTGCAGTCATCCAACATTCTCATCAATTCAGGACGGGTCTTCATTTTCATTGCAGAAAGACCTTCATCGCAATAGATTCCGGCAAACGTCCAGTGATCATTGCTCTTTATCACTTGCTCGTAATGTTTCTTTTGCGCATTTAAACTTTCCAACTGATCATCTTTATTTGTGGAAACCCTGCAATATGCAGCAACTCGCTGTTTCTGTTCAGGATCTTTCTTCTTAGGTTCAATCTTTGTTATCGTTGTCACGGTCTCATCCTCCTTTCGTCAGGTGACATATTCGCTCTGAAATACCATATTATCAACGATTTTATGGCATTAAAGCAGACAAATATGGAGAGAAAGATTGGCGGTTTTTTGCGTCTATTTTGGCATATTCATCCTGGGTTATCAGACCCGCTACCAGCATGCCTTTGATCATTTTGGTAGCAAGTGCATAGGCATACTCCTTATCAAGATCATCCTTCGTCAATTGGTATGTATCTGTTTTCAGATCTGGATTTACTTCTTTAGCTGGGATTACTTTTCTATCTTCGTTCATGGCGATATCCTCCATAACACAAAGGACATTTGCACGCCAACTGAGCAATGAAACTATAAAAAAAGACAACCAAGTCGATATTCGACTTAATTGTCATGCTTAGTCAAGATTTAGGGATACCAATTTCCACCTGCCAGTTGCTAATTCTGCAAGTAGGAACCTTTATAACAGTAAATTTATTGTTTACGCGACAATATCCTTAGATAGGTATTTATAGAATCCAATACTTGAATGAAATCGATCAATGGATGGATCCAAGCAGAGATCAAGTGTGATTTTTACATCCATCGTTGTAGCGATCCAGAAGAAATTGCCAGAGATTATATACGATACTATAACCATGAACGGCCATCATCAAAGCCGAAATACAAAAGCCCCGCTCAATTTACCATCGAGTAGGGCTATATTCCAACCTTTTAACAGTGTTTATTTTTCGTTTACCTCTGCCTCCGGCGAGTCTTTTTTCCATTCCGTGCGGTCGTGTAATTGATTTTGCACGCGCCAACTCGGACTAATGCTTTTTTTTGTAATAGAATTCCTTTCTTGGATAAGGCAACTTTTTTACATCAATTTGTTTGCCAAAAAAAAGTATATCGAGATTATCATTCAATATAGCAAGTTGTTTAGATGCCATTACATATTGACTAAAAAGTTTTCTAGGCTAAAAAAACAATAAGAAAATTATTAGATATATAATTAGAAAAAGTGTTGAATCATCTTGAATGTTCATTGCAAAAAAAAGTTTATTTATATTAATTGGAGAAGATGGGTATGACAGAGAAAGTAAAAAATCAGCATTATGTTCCCAGAATGTATTTAAAACGCTTTGCATCAGATAAGAAACTAATATGTGTTTGGAATCTAATGAACGATACTATATCTTCTAGTCAGCGTTCAGAAAATTATGCAGCCAAACGATACTTTTATGATGCAAACAAAGTAGAATTAGAAAAAGCACTTGAAGAAATGGCAAAATTATATCCAAATGCTATATCTAGTATAGATGTAACAGACGAGCAGTTTGTAGAAAAAAGCCTTTCTCGTATGGAAGCTGATGCTTCTAAAGTGCTTAATCTTATATGCAACGACAGCAAAGCATTATATGATGAAACCAATATGCAGAAACTAATTATTTTTCTTCACGATTTAGCATTTCGTACTGAGAAGTATCGTGCCCAATTAGATATAATCAGAGAGCAAACATTGATGCACTTGAAAAAAATGAGTATTTCACCAGATCAAGTTGAAGCAATGGACAAGACCGGTAAAGACAACCAACTGTACCAACTAGTAGGTATTGCTCCTCTACTCAAGACGGCAAAAATGCTCACGGAAAATTATAATTGGTATATAGGTACTGTATCAGGAACGATGAAGTTAATTATATCTGACAATCCGGCGCAAGGAATTTCACTCGGATTTAATGATATTTGCATTCCTTTAAGTGGAGAAAAGGCCATTATTTTTAGAATACTCGATCCGGATGGCCCTATCGTTTCGAAAGATATGCCAGTAGATAATGAAATTAAACTTACCGAAAAAAGCGTATTTGCTTATAATGCGATACAACTGTCATATGCAAACCGTTTTATGTTTGGAGATAAATACAGTTTAGATTTTCTGAAGATGAAGAGAGATATACAAAGTGGCTACACCAATATGAATAAAGAAAAGCCTGTTATGTAACAGCCAATATCAAAAGATAATCTAATAGCAAGCATTGGTCTTTTTTCAAGGGGATATGGGAAGAGTAATGTTCATGTAGCAGTTCGCAATAGTGGTACAATCTATTATACGGTTTCAAGGATATTCATCCCACCCAACAGATCAATAATTCCACCGACAGCTCTGCTGTCTATTATCATGTATCAAAATTTCATCTGTGGCATTATAGTTGCTTCGCGAATAGCTGAACAGTCCGTTTGTATGTGTAGAGGACTCCTTCAAGATTTCTTTAAGAATATCAGAAATATTTGTGCCATTTTCGGGAAAATAAGAAAAGCCTACGTATATAGGTGATGAAGGAGGATTTGATTATGAAATCAAACCACGTAAGCATCACCATGGCGGCATTTGCCGTCATCCAAGTAATTCTCTCTGGAGAAAAGCCAATTGCAGCAATCCAGACCTGTTTCAGAATGTGGGCCTTGACAAACATTTTATTTGATATGGGTATGTCACCAGAAGAAATCTTTAATGCCTTACCACAGGATCGGGAATCTTTATGAAATGTACAGAGGATGTCTATAACAATTTGAAAGGTATCACTGATTTAACACGGATAATCGCCATGTCCAACTCCGAAGGAATGAATTACACGCATGAAGAGCTTTGTTCATCATTTCGTGCTATCTGGTTACAGCTTGACTATGTATGCGATGATCTAGAGGTAATTGTAAACTCCAACCAATAAAAAAGAGGCAGCCAAGTCACGAAAGACTCGGTTGCCTCATTTATCTTCTGGTTCCAGTGGTTTTGCTTTCAATGCCTCATAGATACGGGATCCTGTGCCATTACCATCCAAGGCATGATAGACTTCATACACGCGATCGATTTCCTTCCAGGTCTGGGTAGGCAAGGATGGCGCATCCTTGTATTCCGCATAGAAATCAAACAATTTACTATGAAGCAGACAGCGGACACCATCCCGAATGGCATCCGCTTCTGTTGCACTCTTGTTCTGGCTATCCTTATATTTTTTTGTAAGGGAGCGGAGATCCGCTATCAGCCATCCAGCAAGTCCAGATAAAATCGCTGTAAAGAAAGAATTGAACCAGTTCATTTTGGCTGATTCTCTTTCCAGTTGATCAACCGACTGTAGAGCTCATAGAAGTAATTGGTACCACGACTAATCGCTACCGCCGTCAAACAGATACCAACCCACGGGAAGTTTTCGTTGATGGACAGGACTGTGAACAGATTTAACTGCAGATCAAGGACCAGTAAGAAGCTCAAGCCAAGAGACACAAGAATCTGCCACTGGAACTTCTGATCCACAAAGATTGTCTGACCCCAAGAGACCAGACCCTCGATGGCAATTGCTGCCACCATATAAGCTTGTAATGTATCGACCATATTTCCTCCTTATTTCACGCGGATGGACTGACCTGGATAGATCAGATTCGCGTTCTCGATTCCATTGATGCTCTGTAACTTCTGCCAAGTAGTGCCATAGTTCTCCGCAATTCCAGATAAGGTGTCACCTGCTTGAACCGTGTAATACGTTGTAACTGGTGCAGATGCACCAATGATGCAGTTGACCTTGTGCTGTACTTCTGCTGCGTCATAGCCAAGGGTGGCCAGTTTGGTCCACCTCTCTTCACCATAGACCCCAGCCCAGCCATGAGAACCTTCGGCAATATACTGCGCAATCTCATCCTCCGTTGGTTTTGGTTCAACCACTGGCAGCACCACCGGTGGTGCCACTGGCACTGAATCTGCAGCGGGTGGTGGGAGTGCTGGCGATTCTGAAATGCCGCCATATTTATCCCAGGTTTCGGTATTCCCATAGAATACATTGCAGTCAAGATTCCC